TGGCAGGTTGTAGTACCCTATGCACTGTGTTCGTAGCATCTTCTTTAGGTACCCACTTAAAGTTAGTTACCTTACACATGACTTGATCGCGGAAAGAACCAAAGAACCTAGGCACTCCATTGGGGTTAACAAGTTTAGCTATGCCGTATGCATCGGTAGGACTCTGTGCCGCAGGGGTACCTGTCATCATCCATAGCCATGTACTTGGCCCGACTAACTTAGCTAGGGTCTTCCATCGTTTAGTCTGTGGATTCTTATAGTGAGTGGCTTCATCTACTATTATTAAGTCAAACCCTCCGTTAGCTACTGCGTCTTCTACTATCTCTACCCCGTCATAATTTATTATCACGTACTCAGCATCGCCCCCGATTATCTTAGTACGTTTAGCTTTTGATCCGTACGCTACGTCAACCTTGCGGTGCATAGCAAAGCTAAACAAATCATTTCTCCATGCCGAATCCATAATAGATAGGGGGCATACAACTAACACGCGGTTAATAGCACCTTGCTTTAGTAAGTAATCGGATGCCCATATAGCGGATGCTGTCTTACCTGTACCCTGCTCGTTAAAGCAGAACGACTTGCGGTTAAGTGTTAGGAAACTGGCGGTAACTTTTTGATGATCGAACGGTGTGTATTTACCTGTCCACTTGTAGTTAGATTCTATAGGGGAGGGAGCATTGATATTCATGTTCCGCAACACCTGTGTTTCTTCTAATCCCCAGTTAACAAGTACTTGGTTGTTTGGTAGTTCTCTACTCTTAGGTATCACTGAGGTAACCTTTGCAGGGTTACGTAGTGTAAGCAGTAACGCCTTGTTATCTACTATCTTCATTTGTTTCTCCGATGCCGAATAGCATGAAGTGGGTGTCCACGTCACGCGAAAAAGTTAATGGCCTTGCTTCGTTCACAGATAAGGCTAGGTCTGAACATGGGTTAACATAACAAACCCTGAACTACCTTGATTTTATACCGTTTGAATAAAGCCAAAAGGGGGCTACGGTATTATTTAAAGACGCATCAGGGTAAGCGTCTACACCATCATTTCTTTTTCTTGTAGTTCCTACTACGGTTAGCGGCTCTACTCTCTACCGTCACTCCGTCTTTGTTACTACCACCTTTACTTAATGCTTTCTTATGGCTAACGTCTTTACCCTCACGCTTGTCGGCTTTGCCGTTCTTGTTAGCGTCTTTACCTTCCTTATCCATCTTACGTCTAGCACGTTGTCTTTCCATACGCCGTTCATGTTCCTTACTACCAACAGGGGCGTTCTTTTGTTTCTTGCGATCTGCTTTATTCTTGTATGGCATTAGTTTCTCCCATTGTGCACACACTCTGTCACTATGCAGTGACGCTTACATAGCCCACTCTGGTGTGCGTTCCACACGTTATTCTTGAAGGCTTGCTCCATACGGCTGTAGTCTGCTAACCATTTAGTCCATAGCTTAGACTCATCTTCTCTGCTGTAACTATTTTTTACTAACTCGTTACATACTACAAACACTAGGCCACCCCTGACGTACTCTACTTCGGGCATATGTTTGAACACTGCTAAGGCCATTAACTCTAGCTGACCTTTATCAGCGTACCTAGTATTCTTACTTGTCTTATAGTCTACTACATAAGCTGTTTTGGTGCGTTTGTTTAGTATTATTAAGTCTGCTATACCTCTCCACCACACAGCATCATCAAAGAATCCACAAGGCTCAAGGTTCTCAGTAAGACCCATCTTCATCTCGCATATCTTATCTCCCTCCTTGGTGTTGAGTACATCCAACACATCTTTGCAGTACCCATACTTCTCAGGTAGTGGAGTCCCATCTCTTATATATTCTTCTGCGGCTAAGTGTACAGCAGTCCCATACAACATAGCCTCTGTCTCAGGTTCCTTGTAGTCCTTTGACACCTTTAGGTGGTAGAACTTCTTAGGACACTGCTCGAATGATTTGATCTTTGAGAACGACCACGGTGCAATACTCAATGTACTGTACCTTTAGTTATCATGTCGGACATAACTATTAATTCTTCTATTAATGTATGTAGCTCGTCAGGGTTTAACGCTATGCAATCTTTATGCTCGTAAGACCCCTCTACTTCACACTGCTCTATAAGTACTATGGGCTTACCTTTACCGTCTTCGCCTAGCACAACACATAAGTAGTCACCTATAGTCTCAGTGGTAGCCTCTTTCTTGTCACGCTTAAACTTGTTCATGTCTGTTACCTTACCCATTATCCGGCTGCCTCTCCGTAAGATTTACCATTGTCTGACTCACACGTAATAGGTAAGCCCTCTGCCCAAGATGGGGTGGTACTCATGCAACCCTCAACACAGGCGGTCGCTTCTTTCAATTCATTCTCAGGTACACAGCATACTACAGAATCGTGTACAGTCAGTGCTACCTTATACTTCTTAGCAATCGCTAACATCTGGTCACCAATTATACACCTAGCTATCGCTTGGCATACGTTCTCCGTAACCTTACCACCGTATATCCTAGTGCGTCCACGCCTAGTCTTGTAGCTAAACTCTGGGCCACGCACACCCTGCTCATACCCTAAGTCGTCATAACGCATGACTAGCCCTGAGGGTAATAGTATTCCCATACCCGACTGCGTTTCGACAGAGCGAACGATTCCATTCGGGCCTAGGCTCACAGCAGTACCGCGAGACATCTCAACTAACATGTTCTGACAGTCACGCCATAAGGTGTTAATCTTCCAGTTAGCATCTCGGTATATACTGACTACCCTACGTGCTTCTTCGGCTTCCATAAAGGTACCGAATGATAGTAGTTGTTCAGCAAACCTAATCGCACCCATGCCATACCCACAACCTAGGATGGTAGTCTTACCAACAAACCGTTGTGCCTTGGTAACTTGTTCTTCGGGTATACCGTATATGACAGCGGCCATTTTTATGTAAACGTCTTCACCGTTGGCGAATGCTGATACCAGATCCTCTTGCCCTGCAAGCCATGCTAGTACACGCGCCTCAATCTGAGAGGAGTCACAGTCAATCATCACGTAGCCTTCGGGGGCAAGCATACTGTTCTTTAACTTCTTACCATTCACACCACGGCTAGGTAAGTTCTGAATGTTAATCTTATCATCACCTCCCCACCTACCTGTATGCGCGGCATAGTACCTAATGGGTACGGGCATAAGCCCACGCTTGGCTATACCTATAAACCTCTCAGTGCGTGACTCTTCTAGCGTACTCTTAGTACCTAGGCGTGACATCACTAACGCTTGTACACGCACATCTTTATGATCGGCTAACGCCTTAAATCCTTCATCAGTCTTAGAGAACGCGTAGGTCTGCTTACCTGTAGTAAGGCTTAACTTCATAGGGGGATTTACACCCAAGTCCCTTAGTATGTCTGCAAACTTGGGGTTACTCATAAGGTCTTTCTTTGTCACACCTGACGCTGTTATAAGGTCTTCCTTTATCTGCTTGGTATCTTCTAGGTGGTGCTCTAGTAGTCCCAAGTCTAACTCCATAACAGGTTCTATAAACATGCGTAGCGTGCAGTCTATTAAACGTAGTTCTCCTTTTGGAAACCCCTTACCCATACGGTTAAACAACTTATAGGTTAACTCCACATCGTTAACGCAGTAGTCACCATACTTATCCAGTGCTTCGTCTGTAAAATCTAATCGCTTCTTACCTACGGCATCAAGTACTTCAGTACCTTTCTCTCCAAGGTTATACCGTTGTGTTAACGCGTGTAGGCTTCCTCCAACCTCAACACCGTGTAATGCACGAGCAATACAAAGAGTATCGGTATAGATACGAGGATGAACATCGAAATGCCAATTAAGAATAGCACCATCAAACATAGTGTTGTGAGCAAGTAATATACTATTTGCCCAATCAAAAGTTTGTAAGTACTCCTTGAGTTCTTCATGTGTACCACTAGCCCACTCCGTACTTCCATTGTTAACCTTTACGCTTACACCGATCACCTCAAAGCGAGGGTCACGGATGTAGGCTTCTGTTGTAATCTTACGTAAAGAGAAATCCTTATCGTAGTAGGTTTCAAAATCAACCGTTATCAAGTCCATTAGCTACCCCGTACCAAAGTCCAACGCTACACAAAACGCTTTTACCTCCTCCTCGGGTACCCCTGTGTCTTTGGAGGTGTATCTTATTGTGTTATACCCATTTGCAGGGTCAGTAAAGTACTCTTTTAGTCTTCTCAAGTTCTCAGAACCAATTTCTACATCATTCAATACATTCATAGCCTCTATCCTCTCCTCGTGTCTAATATCTTCCACATTCCTTAGTCCCTGATTATCCACTACATCGTATAGTTCTCCACCTGTATGCAATATCCAACCTTCACGTTCTCTGCGAAACACTCGCCCGTATTGGGACAGTCCTAGTACCTGCCCCTCACTTGATTCAAGTGAACTAATCTGTATTATCAGTTCTTTTCCTTTTCCATTAGTCTTCATTTTTAACTACCTCTATTAACTTGTTTAAGTACCATTGCGCTTTCTTTAAGTCCTCTAACGACTTATGCTTACGCTCGTATCTCCAAAGGTATTTCAATGCCGCACCTTTGCAGTAACCCTTGAATGCTTCTGCACTCATGGATGCTTCTATACCGTCAATGCATTCGATGCTACCTGACGTGTAGTGGTTTGGTGAGTTCACCATATCTTCTTGCTCTATAACTATACTCTGTATGTCTTTAGCCATTTTTACGTACTCATGTCTTTCATCGTCTTTAGGTAAGCCTTGCGATACCCTATCCCAATCCTCACATGTCAAGTCAGTGATCTGTCTGCCACGTCTCTGCCACTTTTCCATTACAGTCTCCGAGTAATTCTTCTATGTCATGCATGTTGAGTTCGTTAACGACTGCGGCGACACCACCTGCTAGTGCTATGTCTGATAAGTTCTTCTCCTGTAATGCTGTTGGTGTGTTCTTGCCCGCCTTGCATTCGATACCAAAGAACTTACCTTTATAACATCCAACTATGTCAGGTACTCCGCTCTTACCGTATCCCCCTGTAGCAGGGAAAAAGTAGTAACACCCTAACGTCTTTAACTGCTCAACTATCTTCTTCTTTACTTTCCCTTCGGGGGTCATCGCCATTGGTCTCTCCTTTGGATACCAGTTCCTGTTTATGCTTTATAAACTCACGTTGCTTATCGCCAACTATTAGCATGGCTCCTCGTATTAACACACCAAGGACTCCCAATATAATAATACCTATAATAAGTTCAAGCATATTACTCTCCTTACTTAACTACCCAGAAAGTGTGTTCGTCTATACGTCTACCTATACCCTCTACTTCTACTGTGGGTGGTGTGGGGTCACACAACATTAGCACCGCTAACTTATCTTCCAACCATTTCGGTAGCGGTTCGCTAAGATCATATAACCCTTCCGCTTCCGCGTCAACACAATTCATGCCTATACATGTTACTTCAATACTATTTTTGTACCCTGCTGACGATACGCGGTAGCTGTTAGTTGGATGATCTCTCTCATACCAAAACTTATCATTGTGTGACATAGAATATACTCTCATCATAGCGATACCCGACTTGCGGTACGTACGCTTCGTTCTCACATATAGCCATAACACCCAACTTACCCAACACACCCTCTGGTAGATCATCAGCAGTAAGCACCCCGACAAAATCAACACCAGTAGATCGGAAGTGAGATACCTTACTAGAGTCAGTTTTAGACACCTCAAACATCTGCGTACCTAACCGCTCATGTACACGCACGCAGTACAAGTCCTCACTGGAATCTTCTACCGTAGATAGATAGCTTTTGTGTTTAGCCTTTACCGCTATTAACTTAATATTCCACTCAGCGTCCAAGAAGGAATGGCCTACATCTACTAGATGAAACATCTCCTTGACTATGGATGGTAAGTTATCCTGATACCCTACATCAAACACTTGTCTGTACAGGGTATCCAATGAGTCTTGTTCTTTGCGCTTATAGGCATGCACCGTGTCATAGCACTCGTGTGACGTAGCCCTAACAATGTCGCTATGTGTAAGCCGTTGCAAATACTTCTTTGCATTCTTTAACGCTGTATCAGGACGTTTAGTAATCACTATTCTAAAGTCATTAGAATAACTGTTGTACTTACCGTTCCGTACCTTGTGTGACTTAACACAATACAGTAACTCGTTTTCGTCGTTATACGTTATCCATATAACCCCCATCGAAAACGTGTCCTCTGGCATATATAGGTGTAGCGTATTTGCAACGGCTTCCC